AGGTCTACACACACTTCTTTGATATACCTCCCTTCATCTCCTTCGGATAAAAAGATACAAGCTCCCTTTAAATATTCAACAGGGATACTTTGATTGTTACTTAGTTTCATAAAATTAATAATCTAGGACTAGACTCAAAAGAGCCTGTTAAAAATTCATTTCAAAAAAATTCTTAATAGGTTCATTTAAAGTTCGGCTAAGGATAATAAGCAATTAACATCTAAATAAAAATAAATAAAAAAAAGAAAGAAAGAAGCCTAGAATTAACTAGGCTTATCTTCTTCTTTAACATCAAGAGCTTTATATTCTGCTAGTAGCTGTTCGTCATTTAGCTCCATTTCAAAATACAATCTCTCAATTTCTGCACGTTTAGCAGCTTTTAATTCTGCTTCCTGGTCGTATTTGTCGTTAGACATAATTAATAATTAATAACTGGGCTGTAAAGATCCTCTATTAAGAGAATCCTTTAAAAGCTCCGTAGAGCCTTTAAGGGATTGTCTAAAAGGTTTATTTACCTTGAGTAAAGTGATATAAGAGATTACTTCCCATGATCTCTATTTCTTCTATTTGTCTCAACCTAGCTAGATAGCCTAGATCTACTGAATCATCCATAATGCCTATTACTGAAGACATATCTTCAAAAGATGCTCTTGAAGGTATTTCTGATAGCCATTTAAATAAACAACTATTAGAATAATCAGCAATATTATCAGCAATAGATTCTCTTAAAGCATCTTGTAGATTGTCATAAGTTAGTTCTTCATCATCTGAATAGTATTCAAGGAAATTTAAAACAAGATCTTTTATTGTTTCATATCTCCAATCATTAGGAAGTTCTCCCATGTGAAGCTCTCTTATTAAATCTTGATACTTATTTTTTGATTCATCCTTAAGAAAGAAATATAAAGAATTGTCTTCCCTTCTTTCCTGGTTAAGACTTTCATTAAGATCTTTTAATTGATCTCTTAATGTTTCTGTTTTAGTAATCATTTGATTAATAGTTTCTGGGATTTAGGATCTACTTGTGGTAGTCCTATGCGTAGGATATATAAGATGTGGCATCGATAAAATAAAATAACAAATCCTTAACACTTTGTAATAATTAGACCTTCATATCCCCCTATGATCTATTTTTTATGTCCAAACTGTCCAAAAGTTTGTCCAAAGCTACCAGAACCCTATCTATCACTAGTGTGTAGAACTGTCTTTATGACAGTACTGCAATAAAAAGACTGTAGTTATAGTAAGAATCCAGGCAAAAAGTCTACATATAAGGGGGGATTTTTAGTTTTGTATATATGCGTAAACCCTTCAAATTTTTGTTCCAAAAAGTTTTTAGTAGTAACTAT